TATAAGAAAACAATTAGATGTATTAAAGCGAAAAGGAACTTTAAGAGGCAATCAAATGAGAGAAGTAAATAAAGCGGCAGATGTTATTTTTGATAAGATAAATTCTTTAGTAGAGGTAGGACAATTAGATGCAGATTTTCATTTGAAACTTGAAAGAATATTGGATGAAATTAATGTGGCTATTATTCCCGACCGTGAAGGAGATATTAGCAATGTTGGAAGAGATAAACTTGATGCGTGGGCTAAAAGAAACGAGAAACCTAATGAAGAAAAAGTTTTAGGTACAATAGTAGGTGCAATGGCAGGTGATGAATAATGAGCGAAACAATGGAAGATATAATGAATAAAAAGCGGCAATTAGTTGCTGCTAACAATAAAGTAATGAGTAAGAAGGTAGAACCTAATAGAAATTTGATGCCTAATTCTCCTAAACAAAAGGAAAATGTAATTAAAGATATTAAACCAATTCCCGGTATTATTCATAAACCAAGAAAACAAAGAAAGAAAGACCATTATGTGTGGTGATTAATATGCAAGCGGCTGCTTTTTGGAGAGGAGATATTATTAAACAATCAACTATGTATAGTTTTTTAAATTCCCCACAAGAAGGTTCCTTACTTAGTAAATTAAATCGTGCAAATAGAAATAATTTAAATGTTCATTTAACAAGGCTAAGTCAAAATCAAGAATGGCTTGATGGTTTAGATTCACCAATGACAATAAATAAGGAAAATTATCATCAGAATTATCATGCAGTAAAAAATGCTATAATAGATATAAAAGAAAATATCCCTGTTACTTTAGAAATTAATTTAGAAAATGTGCTTAGTATATTAACAACTGTTGAACCAAGAAAGGCAGAAAGACAAGAGGGGACAGTTAAAGAAACTGATGATTTAAGATATTTATCTCCTAGCCAACGAATTAAATGGATTGAATTACATTTAGGTGGATTTACAAAGGCAGTAAAAGAAACTTCTAATATTCCTTCTGGGCATATTATTTATGGTAAAAATACTAAAAAACATATTACCGCATTAATTAAGGCTAAGGCAGAATTAAGGCAAATACATGAAAGTAGTTTTGTTAAAAAAGATGATGGTACAATACGGCATAATCTTCATCCGGGATTAAGTAATGACGACCTTGAAATTGCTGAAGAAATACAAACTACATTTAATGAGTCTATTACAATAAAAGATATTGAAGATGGTAAAGAGATAGAGAAAAATTTAACTGTATGGGAAGCAATATATGATGTTGGTGCAAAATATGGTTTATTTGGTGTAAGTGATACTGCTCATAGGACAAAAATTCAAACTGAATATAAAAAATTAGGTAAATTAAGTAAAGCCGATAGAGAAACTATAAAATGGTTAGGAGAACTTGTTGATAAAGAAGATTTCCATGAGTTATTATTATTATATAATGAATATGAAGATATTGGGTTAGAACTAGAAGAGGCGAGTTTGGCTAATAATGATAAAAATGTAGATGAATTACAAGCAGAAGAAGAAGAAATTATTTCTGAAATTCAAGGGATTGGTAGTCAATATAATATAGATTTATTAGAGCAATTTAAAGAAAGAATAGAAAACTTAGAAAGGAGAGGTTATGTAAGAACTGCTGGACAAGTAGTAGAAACTTTAGGAGATACACCCGGTATAGATATTAGAGAGGAATAGATATGGATATTAGAAAACAATTAGATGAATTAATCATAAAAGAGAATGCCCCTCTTTTAGAAGATTTAGATAAGAAACAGCGTAAGGCATTTAAAAAGACTTTACAAGCCGCAGAACCTTCTGAATATTTTGGTCAAGACTTTACTAAGTTGGGCGAACTTATTGATATGATGAAAGAGTTAAAGTTAGTAAAGGCAGATAAAACATTAAATAAGAAAATGAAAACCTTTTCAGAATCCAATACTGATATTGTGGCTACTGCTGCAAAATTAAGAAAGACTTATGAATTACTATATGAGCAATTGCGCTCAACAGTATATCCTAGTAAAAAGGGTGATTTGAGATGAGTTGGGAAGATATAATAAAAAATGAAGATAGGAAAATGATGTCAATTAGAAAACGGAAACAAGAGTATAGGGAATTTGTTGATAATGGTGGTAATATGCCGTTTTTTTTCGTGGGATGAATTATTCCGTTCTAATAGAGATAGTGAAATGAAATATCATAAGAAAAAATAAAGTTATTTATGAAGAATAATTAGGTGAATAAATATGACAGAAGAAGTAATAGAAATATTGAAGGTCTTAGTTGAGAAAATTAAGACTTTAGAAGAAACAGTATATAACAATGACAATATATTAATGAAGTCGGGTTATGTTAAGATGAATACACCAAGACCATCATTATCAGTAAATAATGATGGATTACCGGATGATATATCCAAAATGTCTTGGAATGATTTAAATGAAATGGTTAAAAAAATTGAGGGATGAAAATGGAAATTAGAAAACAGTTAGATGAAATAATTAAAACAAGTAATGAAGTTAGTATAGTGAATAGGGTAATGTGGTATTTTAATAATACTGCTCCCGCAGACCTAGTAGAAATGTTATTTGGTGAAGTTTATGGTGGTTATGACCAAGAATGGATAGCAAGGTATCAAGCGGGATTCCAAGAATTTTGGGGGCGTTTAGATGATGATAATAGACAAAAATTTGTTGATGCAGCATTAGAAAAGTATAGGTGATTAAAATGAGAGAAGTACAAAGAAAAATAGTTGATATAAGAAACCCAACACATATTGTGTTGAAAACAGATGAAGAGGAATTAGAAGATATGAATAATATATCTGATAGTGAAAACCCTAGCCCTATTCAAGTAACTTCTAGAAATACACTTCCTTTTGAAGAGGAACGAAGGGGAGAAGAAGTCGAAATTGAACGTACTAAAGGGGAAAAAGTACCTGATAGAAGTACAATGAGTAGGACAACATCAATGGATGGGACTTCTGAATGGGAACAAGATAAAAAGGATTATGTTTTTGACGCTACTTTGAAAAAGACTAGAAATCAATTAGATACTTTAAAAGAATAGGGTGATTTAAATGGTTCAGACAGGCGTTGCTGTTAAGGAGCAGGATAGCCTATCAAAAAAAATTCGTTCTTATTTTGAGAGGGTTAGAGTTGCCTATTTATCAGCGAGAGATAATCCAAGAGAATTTAAAATTAAATGGGTAAAAGCCATTGATGATGTTAAAGGACAATGGGATGACACTGATGAATTATCAAGAACATTTAAAAAGTATTTAGATGAGGAAACATTATTTCATAAAGAGGCTAAAAACCCAGAATCAATACAGGCAGAACGTATTTATGAATCTATAAAACGTATGAGATATTCTTTTATATCAAGTGACCCATTTATTAAAAAGTATGGAAAAGAACTTTTTAGTGAATTAATGAAGGATTCAACCTTGTTTGCTCAATTTATACATTGGGCTACCCGTAACACTAAATTTGCCCTAAAAGATGAAGAATGGGGGGCTAAAGACCTTACCCCTGACGAAATAAGTGAGGGGTGGGCAGGGTTAGACCTACAATCGGAAGATTTAGTGGCATTTATTGCTACCCACTATGGGGATGATGAAGATACTTCAAGAATTAAAACTAAATTTAATGGTGCTATGAAACTTTTAAATGATGTTATGGGTAAAGAGGATTTAGAAGAAGTTTTAGAAATACAGAAGGCAGAAAAAAGTGATGTGCATTTTTTAGTACCGAATAAACCCATGTATCGTATATTTGATATTGATGATATTGAAGAATTAAAAGGTTTTACTGGAGAATGGGTAGTGCAAGAGAAATATGATGGAATGAGAATACAAATACATAAAATTGATAATAATGTTAAAATTTATTCATTTAATGCGAAAGATATTACTGCAAAATGTCCAGACCAAGTAGATTTAATGAAAAAGGCTCATTTTGGCGATTGTATTCTTGATGCTGAACTTATGCTTTTTGATGGTGATAAACCATTACATAGAGCAGAAGTAGTTGCTCGTATATTTAAGGATAAAGAGAGTGATACTGAATTGCGCTGTCATGTTTTTGATATTATGCGCCATAATGACGATGAAACTACTGATGTTATCTTAGAAGAAAGAATTAAAATATTATTTAACAATTATACTCAACATTCTCACGAAAAATTAGCATTTCCATCTAAAAAAGATACTAGATTTGCTGATAATCTAAAAGATGTGGAAAAATATGCTAAAGAAATTATGAAAATACCTACATCTGAAGGGGTAATACTTAAAGATATTACTTCAACGTATTTTGTGGGTACAAAAAAGAATCCTAAGTGGATTAAGTGGAAGAAATTTGTAGATTTGGATTTAGTTGCATTAGATATTAAAGAAACTAAATCAAATATGTTTAATTATTTGTTAGGGGCTGGCCCACTTACCCCCGAAGAGGCTAAAACATTAAAATCTATTAAATATGATGGTAAATTATATTTACCTGTTGGTCGTTCAATAAATACTAAAATTGAGGAAGAGATTGGCACTATTCTTAGAGTAAAGGTTGATGAAGTTAAACAATCTAAGGATGGATATAAGATATTTAATGCTAAAGTGATTGAATTACCAGAAGTTGAACAACCGGATAAAGTAGTTACTCTTTCATTATTATCAGCCGATACTAAGAAATCTATTTCATATGATGTGAGGGGATTAAAAAAAGGTATAGTTATTACTGATTCTATTCATGGTGAAGCAATTATTAAATCTGATTTAGATGGTTTTATTACATTTAAGACTAATAACCTTATGTCAAAAAATGCAATGTTAGATATTGACCTTTGGAAAGAACAGTTTGATGAAGTAAGTAAAAGAGATATGGGAGAATTAAGAAGTTATATTTTAAATTATTTAACAGATAATGGTGAAACACATATTAAGGATATTGAAAAGCATATCCTAAAGAATAAAAAAATGTCTAAATTTTATGATAATTTATTAGATTCTGATATTAAAGAATTAGAAAACTATATGGTTAATAAGGCAGGAACTAAGGGTGAAGTAACACATTTCTTTGTGGCAACAGGTAATCATAAATTTAAGGCAGAAGAAGATATTATAGTTAAATATAAAACACCAGAAGATATTAGGCATGGTGATTTTAAACTATATATGAGAGAAGATGATAATTTACAATTATTAATTAGTACCAATAAATTATTAGCATGGACAATTAAAATAGGTAGTGTTGATGATATTTTTAATTTATTTGGTAAATCAAAAAAGTTCCCTGCTAAAATAGAAGATAATATATCTAAAGATAGATTAGTAGACCAAGGTAAAATAGAATTAGGTGTTCAACGGCATGGCTATCACGAATATATATTAGAAGGTAATAAGTTCTCTTCTAAATTACATTTTAGAGTATTACCAGTTAAAGGTGCTGATTATTGGTTAGCATTTACTGGAATCCAAATTAAACCTGTTGATGAAAAATCAGATGAAGGTGTTTGGGACGTATATAATGACAAGTATAAAAGTTTGTCATTTTCAGGGCTTGAATAGCGACCCTTTAATATAGGATAGGTTAGGTGGTGGGTAGTGTCAGCAGTAATAGACGATAAGCAACATGAGTTTATTATAATTAAGTCGGATGATTTACATATAGCAGGTTATGCATCATTAGAAATAGTAGATAAACAAAATGATTTAATTACATTAAAGGCATTAGACGAAGCAACTAAAAAATTCATTAGAAATCCAAAATACAGAAATGTAATGACTAATCATTCAAACGTACAAGTCGGTGAAGTAGTTAAAGAATATAGAGATTCAAAAGGTAAATTATGGAAAACCGAAGTTGATGATGTTGGATTTTTTGTAGTAATTAAACTTAGAGATGATATAGAAAAAGCCAAAGAGGTTTCAAGAGATATTAGAAAAGGAACATTAAGGAGTTTTAGTATCGGTGGACAAGCATTACAAAAAGTAAAGAAAAGCCATAAAGAACACGGTGAATATAACGAAATATCAAAATTAGAACTCCATGAAATAACAATTTGTGAAAAGGGGATTAATCCAGAAGCAAGATTTGATATACTAAAAATGGATGAAAAGAAAATGAGTAAACTTGAAAAAGCAATAGAAGAATTAAATGAATTAATGAATAAATGTGGTGAAAATATGACAGAATATATGGAAACAGATGATGAAAGTACTGAGGAATTAGAACTTCAAGAAGAAGAGTTAGAGGAATCAACTCAAGAATATGATGATAGTGTTGAAATGTCTGATACTGATTTACCAACAGGACAAGTTGAAGCAGGTGAAGCAGGTGAAGTTATTGTTGAAGGTGGAAATCCTAAAAATCAACATGACCAAATTACAGTAGTAAAAGGATTTAATGTAAATACATTAGATTTGTCCGAAAGTACTTTGGAAAAAGCATATGAACAATTCAAGGCAGAAAAACTTGAAAAGATGGCATATGATAATCTAACAGATACTTTCCAAAAGCGGCTTGATTCTGAAATAACAGTCAAGAATGCTGAAATTGCAAAAGGTAATTATGATGCACAATCAGAAGTTACTGAATTGAAGAAACAATTTAGCGAACTATTAACTTATTTACAAGATAATAAAGACAATACAATTACTAAACAACAACAAGTTGTTGAAGAATTACAGATTCCATCATCAGAAGATATTGCTAAAATGTCTTGGGGTGAATTGGATGCAGAAATAAAGAGATTGGCAGGTGAATAAATATGACACAATATATTAATACGATAAAAGATTTGGAAGCAAGAACCTACGGATTAAGCCCCGTTGGTGGTAATCAATTGCTTAAAGGAGCAGGTTTGGTTGGTGGTCTAGTAACAGGCCACGATTCAGCAATTGGACTAAATGGAACAGCAGGGCCAAACCTATCGGCTCTTTACAACAAAATATATGGGCAAAAAGTTTGGTCAATGATTAATCAAGAAATTAACCCATTGAGTGTATTACCAAAGAGGCAATATACACAAAGCGGTTGGAGAGTTATGACTAAAAGACCATTAGGTGGTTCAAATGCTGCATTTGGTATTGGTACTGCTCCATATACAGCAGGGAGTGCATTAGATACACCCCATGCAGACGAAATCGGTGGTGTTCAAGAAAATCATGCTTTGGATTCAACAGGGCTTCAATCAGTAGCACCAGAATATTCAACACTATTTATGTCCCCAAAAACAGTTGCACATCAATTTGAGTACAGCGAGTTAGCGGCGGAAATGGCAAAAATTGACGATGGTATCGGTGATTTGAGAGCCATTGTTCGTGAGGATATGGGTAAAGTACACGCTGAGGTTCAATCTAAAATGTTAGTAATGCCATTAGAGAATTATGACCTTGATAGTGGTGGTTCAGCAGGGCCAACAGGACTTCAAACTTATGCAGATATGGAGCGTAATTATACTTCATTACATAAGGTTATTTCAACAAGTGCTGAAATTCACGAATTAGCAACACAAAACATTATTGCTTCTGCTAATGGTGCAGGTGCTTCAACAGATATTGCTTCAATATATGGTAATACTGACAGACAGGCTTCAACAGCAATGGGTTCAAGTGTTGGATATATAGATGCAGAAGTTAATTTGGGAGATGGATATGCTTCAACAGAACAAAGAACATTGACATTAAGCATTTTAAATAGTTTAATTCAATCATTGCGAACCAATGGTGGAACCCCAAAGGTTATTCTAACTGGTTTTGATACTGTTCAAGCAATTGCAGATTTATTGCAAGCACAAGAACGATATATTGATGGAAAAGAGATTATTCCTACTCATGGTGGAGTTAAAGGAGTTAAGGGTCAAGAGGTTGGATTTAGAGTTGCAACTTATATGGATATTCCATTAATCCCCTGTAAAGATATGCCAACTACTACACACGATACATTGACAACAGGTGTTTCTGATATGTTATTCTTAGATACAGACCATTTGTGGTTTGCAACGCTAAAACCTACCCAATACTTTGAGGATGGTATTAATCATGGAAACCCATTCGGTGTTGGTACTCTTGGAAACAAGGCTATGTTCCGAACAATGGGTGAAATTGGTTGTTCATTCTTTAAGGGTCAAGGTAAAATTACTAACATCAAGTGAGGTGATTTAAATGGCAGCAACAGTTACAATTAGTGCCGACCATAGGGGGGTTTCTCGCCCTAAAGTGGTTGGAGATGAATATGTAGTCAATGCAGTAATTTCGATTTCATCATATACAACAGGTGGAGAATCAATTACCGCCGCCCAATTGGGATTAAGTTCAATTACATCAGTAACAATTACAGGACTTCAACAACCCGCTACTTATTTAGTTAGTGCAGAAATTGATGGTTCAGGTGATTATGCAACAGATGCAGTTCAATTATTTTCAACAGATTTAGATGGCACAAATGCAGAAACAACTAGCACTACTGCGGTTGGTGCAGTTAGAGTTAGAGTTTCGGGATTAATTTGAAGGTGATTAATTGGCAACATTAACTAATGTTGGCTCAAATCGTTTTTATTCAAGGGCCAACGGGGGCTTTTGTTTATTGCCTGATGAATCACTTGAAATAACTGCTCAACACGCTTTATGCTATTTAGGAAATAATACTTTAACAGTAAAATTTTCTGCTAGTGATGATTTTAGTGATATTTCTGAACTAAGGTTGTTAAGCCTTAAGCGTACATTAGGGTTAGATGAGTCTTTAGATGGTAAAGAAATAATTAACTTATATAAGCCCAAGAAAAAGATAACATTACCTAAATCACTACCTAAAAAGACAAAAAAGGTTGAAGAGTGACCGCTAACCTTATAGGGTGGGGGCATAGTGGCTTAGATTAAGAATAGGTGTTTTTATGGTTGGTGGTTGTCGTTCAAGTGGTGTTCAATCTGCTTCTACTTTAATATATAGTGGAAGAGTTAGATTAATGAGTATTCATGCTTCTAATATGCATACAACAGAAGATGCTACATTAATTATTTATGATAATACAGGTGCTTCAGGGACTCAAGTACTTTCAATAGTATTAGAACCAAAAAAAAGCATTGAATGTGATATGCATGGAGTAATATGTGATAATGGATTATATGTATCATTTGGAAATGGGCCGGGCGGTTCGGCTGGAACTCCTAGTTGTACTGTGGAGTATTTTTGAGGTAATTTAAATGGCTTCATTAAATAAAGACACACGATTAATTATGACAATTTTATTTGTTGGTACTGTTAGTGGTGCTAATGTATATTTTTATTCTAATTATGGTTATCAATTACCTTGGACTGCATTAAGTCATGCAGTATTATTTGGCCTATTAACTGTTGGTGCTATTATGGGCATTAAAGCAGTTTTTGATTTGGTTATGAATGATAGAATGGAATTATGGCTACTTGACCGAAAAATTGACATATATTGGCAAAAGAAACAGCGTGAAGAACAACAACGTGAAAAGATTAGACAATCATCTAATCAATATAGACCTATGGGTACATATCCTCAAACATATGAAGAACAAGAGGTTCCTAATGAATTTTTGGCCTCTATTGAACCGTGATATAAATGGTATTTGGTTTTGATGAAACAGCAATGGCTTACGACCTGCAAAGGGCGCATTCAGCCGATGTTTGGTTTATTAAAGTTAGAGCGTGGTTTTGGGCTATTACTGCTACTACGGCAGGAGTATTAGTTGGTAATATTTTAGGAGTATTTGGAGTTAATTTTTTTGGGAGTATGTTTTCTGCAATAGGATATTTATTTGAAATGATGTGATGTTATGTGTCTGTTCTCGCAGGATTTGCAATTATTTGTGTTGAAGGATTAGCAACAATATATAAAAGAGTACATTCAATTAATTTTGGAATATATGGAGCAAGTAAAGTTGGAAAAACAACTCTTCATCAACAATTAAGAACTAGAGGCGAAGTACAAGAAATAACAGAAAGAACAGTGGGATTACATAAACCATTAAGAAAGTTTGTTAAAATGGATGGAAATGCACATACAGTAAGAACATCAGATGTTGGTGGAGAATCACAATATTGGAATCTTTGGAAGAAAGATATGAGAAAAAGAAAAGTTAAATATATATTATTTATGATTGACAATAGACATTTAGAAAATCCTGCAAATTTACAAAATCAATTAGCATGGCAATATTTAGTGGACTTAATTTGTGATGATTATTGGCGAGATGGGAAAAAATTAAAAAAGAAAAAAAATAGGGAATATCCAATAGCAATAGGATTATGGGCAAATAAATTTGATATATGGGGGAAAAAACATGAATACCACTCAATTGACAAACACCCAATCTTTGAACCGTTCAGATATGGAATGCAAAAATTACAAGAACGGGGAATACCAACCTTCAAATATATAATAAGTGCAAAATCAGACCCGGAAATGGTATATAGAGGAGTATTAACAATGGTGGATGATTATTAATGTTAGGCTTTAATCCAAATATGATTAGTACTGCCCAAACCAATTCATTTGGTTCAAATAAAGAAATGGGCAGGGCCGCAGGGCCAATTATTCCATATGAGTTTAGAGAACTTAAACCTAAAAAACAATTAAAAGAAATTCGTAAAGTATTATTACCGGAGAAAAAGAAATTTATATTTAAGTATGGTTATAAATTTAATCTTCAACATAGATGCGTTGTTTGTGGTTCACAACAACAATGGGAAATATCTGACCCAATGCGGCCCGGAATGCCATTAACAGAAGTAACTAAAGGTAGGCCATTAAGAGGAACATATTGTCCTAAACACGCAGGAATATTTAAACAAATGGAAATGCTTGAACAACAAATTTTAGCAGAAGAACATGGTTTAGAATTTAGAGCATTTTTACCTAGAGCAAAAGTCCCAACATTTAGAAAGGGGCCATTAACAGATTTAAACCAAATAGATATGACTTCCTTAATTTCAGCAGGGTGGGTTATTGAACCCCCTAAAGGCACAAAAGAAACGCCTAAAGAACAATATATTAGGTTAATGGCTGAAATGCAAGGTAAAATGAAACAAATAGAAAATTTAATAGGTTTGGTGGATGAATAATGGTTTTTGGAACGAGTAATAGAACGGTCTTTAGGGCTGTGCAGGACACACAACAACAGAATTTTAAAACAGTTAATAATTTATTAACTTTACAGGATAATCATGTTGAAGAATTTTTACAATATCATGGTGAAGCATTTTTAATAACATTTGAAAAACTTATAGAAGATGTAGTGGAAAGAGTAATGTCCCAAATGTTAGTTAAATTAGAATTTAGAACAGAAACTACTTCCGGGCATATTAAGTTAGTTGATGGTGTACTTAAAGAATATGAATCTATTACTCAAGAAAACATTGATTTAGATATTCAAAAAATGTTAGGTACTGCTCTAAATGAAGAAGTGGTTTTACAGCGAAAAATGGCTAAACAACAGTATTTAGAATCGCAAGGATTCGCTCCCTCAAGCGGTGGAAATATGGTTGGGCAGACTCAACCGCAAATGCAAACAATGGTGGCTCCACAGGGCCAACCTGCGGGTTCTTTTGCTAATCAATCAGGTTATCCTGTTCCACCCGTAGGGTATGACCAAATGAATAATCCATATTGGATAGACCCACAAAACGGACAAATGACTTATACTGCTCCTACGGGTGGAGTACATTTAGCACAAAATATAGGTAAAGTTGCGGCATGGGCTAAGTGGCTGGCATGACATATTATATTTGGTTTCCTGCTTCTAAAGGGTCAATTGACCTATCAGATAATGAGGGAACCATTTATACTGATATGATGAGATATGTTGTAGGTAGTGTATGGGGTGGTAAAGATACACGAATTAATAGAAGAAATTTAGGTGATGTAATTAATTTACCAGAAGAAATTAGAGATTTCCCTAATAAAGTAGATGAAAATTATGAAGATAATGTTAATGAGGCTAAACAAATATTTTTAAATCAATTAACACAAATAAAAGAGACTTCACTTAAAAAAGCATTAAAAGATATGGAATATACTAAAGGACAAAGATTAGGTAATTATGAAGATATTATATTAAATGAAATGGGAGATAAATTAAGAGAATTTAAAATGCAACCTATTGGTACTTCAGAAACTAGAAGAAGTGCAAAAAAAATTATGGATGATACATATATTCAATCATTTGAAGAGTTTTTAACACCTATTGATGGTGATATAATTAATAATTTTACTGATAACCCAAAAGAATTAACAATTAGTTTTGATATTAATATGAATTATAATGAAACTAAGCAAGATAATGAAGATGAATTAAAAGCATTAGGGGTTAATCAGCCTGAATATGAAAAAATGAATAATAATTTTAATTTAGAAGGGAAAATAAAATTTAAACCGATGGACATATTACAAGGAAGGCAAAATAAAACTTTAGACCATGATATTAAAAAACTAATTTATGAAAGTATTAAAAGTGATAGTAATAATCACGCAATATTAAATCCTAAATATGTTACTAGTTTTCTTCTTACAAGTAATGCAGAAATTAATTATTTAACAAAAGGGGGTAAAGAAGCAAAAAAAGATATTACTTTATTTTATAATATAAAAGGTAAAACTACCAGTAAAGTAATTAATATTCCTATTTCATCTGAATCATTTGAACCAAGAGCATTTACTAGAAAACCTATAGGTGATTTACCAGTTCCTAGTGTTCCTGAAACACAAGCATCACAAAATATAATTCTTACATATAGAGTTGATTTAATTGAAAAAATCCAAGCAAACATTAAAAAATTAGAAAGTGCTATAAGGTCGTTAACATGAAATATTCCTCACCATCTGACTATACTGCGATTGCCCCTAATTATGCTACGGGACAAGGATATTATACCAATTCTACATTAGTGGCTGATTTATTACAAATACCTACCTTTGGTGCAAGCACAAACCCAACCCATGCACAAGTGGGGCAATTTATTAAAAGGACAGAAGATTATATTGATGAAATTACAGATAATTCTTGGCGACCAGTTCTTTATATAAATGAAGTACACAATTTTAATTTTAGTGGAATATTATTAAATTACCCTTTATATTGGAATGATTATGTTGGATTTATTCAACTACATTCTCCATATATTAGGAAAATGATTAGGTTAGAAGTTTGGCAGGGTAATTCTTGGACTGATTTAGCATCTGCAACTGCTTCTGTTACTATTAATGATTATACTAATGTAACTTCTATAACATTAAGAGTTCCGGGATGGTCGGGAACATCAAGAGTATTTACTTTAACTGCTGGTGCTACTGATTCAACATTTAATTCTACTTATGGTAATAAAACTGCTGCTGAAGAATTAGTGGCATTAATTAATGAAACATATCCTGCAAAAACTGCAAACATAACAGGTGCTACTGCTGCAAAATCATTACAAGATGGCGCAAGTGCTGTTAATATTTCAGACTATTTTTATGCTACGGTAGATTATGAAGGTAATTCTGCTAAGGTTGTTATTTCTTCATTATTAGTAGGAGAAGATGGTGTAAATAGTGAAATTGATATTAGTGGTTCAGGATTATCTAAAATAGATTTTACTGATAGAGAAGAAATGCGCCGTCTTGGTGATTTTTGGATGATTGAATCTGATGGTAAGGTTTTCTTTAGAAAGAATTTCCCCTATTTAGAAAGACAATCAGTTAAAGTTACTTATATGGCAGGTAGTTATAGAGTTCCGGGTATTATTACTGATGCGGCTACTAAACTTACTGCGTGTGAAATACTAAGGCATGATGATTCAACAGTATTAATTGCTGATACCGGCGCACAAATTGATATTAAGAGTAAATATGATTTACTTAAGGCAGAATCTAAAGAAATACTTGACAATATGAAAGAAACTATATTCTTAATTGAGTGATAATATGGTTTTTGGCCCTTCTATAAATTATGCCAAATGGGTTAGGAAAAGATATAATGAATTATTTGCTATTGTTAAAGAACAAGAATATTTAATTGGTTTAATTAATCCTAGTTTAGCCCTTTCAGAAGATTATATTGCAGAAGAAGCAGAAAGACGTGTTTCAGAAGAATTGGCTAAAAAATTAAATGAAGATTTAGGTGATATATTTGGTTGAATGGTTTTCTATAGTTAAAACTGATGTTGATTTTAGATATGACCCTAATAGACCTAGAAGATATGGTGTATATAATACAGCAGAAGATAAGATAAAAATGAATTTAACTAATTTTAAGCAATTATTAGATGATGTCGGTGAAGGAGATTATGACCTTAGTGAAGAAGAAGCAATTGAAATAATGGGAGATAGGATTTCCCATGAGGCAATTCATGCTGCACAAAATAAAATTAATGAAATTAATGAACCTAATGTAGATTTAGAGCGAGATGAATTAGGTAATCTTACTGATGCAGGTTGGGCTGATTTAGTTAATAATATTAGAAGAAAGGCATTTAGAATGGTATTTAATGAAATTACTGCAAGGTTGCCTGAAGCAAATAATAATTATAGGGTAGCCATTGAATCAATGTGGGGAGATTTAGGTGGATTTAATTTAGATGACTCTTCATCAACATATCATGTTAAAGGAAATAATTTATACTCAAAGATATATAATAATGCCATAAGAGAAATGATTACTAAATTAATGAGGAGATGATATATTTGGATGAAGTAACTTATCTAGTGGAATTGCTTAAAGGCACAAATATTACTCAATCAGATTATTCTGGTACTAATACTTGGGCTGGTTCTGCTACTGCGGCTGGAACTTCGGGCCATCAAGTTACACCAACAATTATTGATATTCGTAATATGAATAAAAATACTGCATTAAGATATGATATGTCTAATGCAACAGGAAGTACTACTTCAGATTTAATTGTGGTATTTGAGAACTCTCAAACAATTAATTACCCTACTATTAGTTGGGATATTAGAGATGAAGTTTATAGTCTTACAATACATATTAGAACAATCCAAGATGATAGAGGGGCGTCTGATGCAAACTTTGCGAGGGATAGATTGGAAAGTCTATATAAGATAGCACGACATAGGCTTGAAGCGAACAGGAAGGGCGCAACTGTAACTATTAGCGGAGATGCCCTTAAAATCAATCAAATTCACTTAGGTTCCCGAACAGAATCAAATGATAGAAATAAAAGAATATTTGGATATAAAATAACAATTGAAATGAAAAAGTTTGCACAATCCCTACCTTAGTCCGTTTGTATAATAACGGGAGATGTGAATAAATATGGCAGTAAATACAGATATATTTTTAGGAAGCGGCGCAAGTTTAACATTTGTGCCTGAAGTGGATTTATACATTAAAACCGATGGTAGTTCTGGTTCTAGTGTATCTCAAATAACTATGCATGGTGATTTAACAGCAGATGTTCTTTTATGTCCCAATATTTATGTTGGGTGTGTTATAGATAGATATGATACTAATAATGCTTTTAAAGAAGCACTTATTATAACTTCTAATGGGCAACATACAATTGATTTTTCTCCTGCTGTTACTTTAGCCGCTACTGATTATTTTATTATTAGAAGTTATGGCGCACCTTGTTTTGGAGAAAAAACTAGTACAACAACTAGATTAAATGCTGATAATTGGTTAGGATTAGTAGAAACAGGAACATTTCCTAATGTTGATGTTGAAATGAAACAATTAAATCTCTCATTGGGTAGTTCAAGAAATTGGACACACCAATATAAGGGAATTAAAACTGCTTCTGGTGGTAATGTTAATTTAATTGCTAATCATGGTGCTTGGCTTTATTATGCTTTAGGAAAATGTGACCAAATTACTGCTACTTTAGTAGATGATATTCCTACTGATGATTTTACAGGAAATACTGTAAGTAGTTTTTATATTGATGCTGGAAATGCCGGTGCAGCATCAGACCATGTTATTGATGAACATACTGATACTGGACCATTTTTCTATAAATCAAATGCTAATAAAGTATTACTTCCTCCCCTATTAAAAGGTCAAGATGCTAGGGCTGATATGGAATTATTACGAAGCCCCATTATTAGTTCAGGAACTATTGACCACCATATTGAATATAGATTTGTAGAAAATAATGGAGAAGATTTACCATCATTTGCTCTTGAACAATCGCTGGCAAAAGACCCTAGTACATTAACCACAGAAGGCGAAGCCACAGAAACTAATACTTTTATTAGAGTTGCTAGAGGAAATAGAGTTAATACATTAACTATGACAGCAAATGAAAATGAAGAAGTTAAAATGACTATGGATTTAAATACTAGAGAAGTGTATAATTTGAATGAACATACTACTATTGAAATATATGAAGCAAGAGGCGGTCAATCAACAAATAGTTCTTTAATTAATTTTGCATCATCAACAAATGCAGAATTTCTTGAACCATTTTTCTTTTCAAGTGGTTCCTTTAGTATATTCGGACAACAATATCTAAAAATAACAGCATTAAGTTTGACTATTAATAATAATTTAATGGATAAGAGATTTGTTGGTATCGGGTCAAAGGATATTAAATCTGCACTACCCGCACAACGAAGTTATGAATTGACTTTTACTGCAATTGTTACTGATGATAAATTATTTCAAGAATTATTTACAGAAGGGGAAGTTGCATCAGGCACAAGCACTATTGATATTCAATTTGATAAAGACGATGGAGAACAAATATTAATGAAATTCCAAGACTACCATTTAACTTCAAGTAATTGGACAATCCCAGATGATAAGGGGGCAATTACAGTTGATGCTACGGTTATGCCAAGAAAGTTAAACACTTGTACTGTTAAAACACATTGGGTTCTTCAAGGGTGATTAAATGGATAAGCGAGAAAAAAGAGCACGTTATATTAAAAAACAAAAGGCCAAAAAGGTAGAATTAAAACCTAGAAAATCAAAATCCACTACAAATAGTAAGTTAGTAGAAGGTGGAAAAAAAGATGTTAAACGGACAAAGAAAAACAATAAGTGATAAAAGTGGTTTATTTATTAAAGTAGATAATGAACCAAAGTATGTGCGGGTTTCACCCGATAAAGAAGAATACTTGAAAGTTTGGGTTAAAGAACCCACATGGCTTCAAGTTGAACAGGCTATGGCTTCTGTAATGAAATTAAACCCAAAAACACAAGAAATGGATATTGACCTTAATGCAATGTATCGGTTTATTGTGGATAATTTTATTGAAAAAACTGAACCAAGTCTATCGGCAGTTGAGTTACTAAAACTTAATCAATATGTTGGAAATCAATTAAAAGAAATTTTACCAAATCCACTTGCGGATTTTACGCAGGGGGATGAAGTAAAAAAAGGGCAATAAGGAAAGCAATAAGGGGGGGTGCTGTATCTCCCGATATTTCTTCCTTATTTGTTGTGTATAGTCTAGCGGTAGCCTTTTCGATTAATCCAATGGATATATATGATATGCCAGCCAATAAAGTATTAGATTTCTTAACATTACATACAGAAGTAGAAAAATATAAAGCAGAAGAAATGAAAAAGAAGGTGAATTAATGTCATTAAAAGAAACTGAAAAAACAATGAGTAATATTGTTCAGTTATTACATGATGCAAATGAACCCGCTAGTAATATTGTTACTTCTCTTGGTAAAGCGGCCAAAGGTGGCCCACTAATGGAAGTTATTATGCGCTTTGCTTCAGGGACAGGTCTTTGGAAACAATTAAATTATATTAAAGCAATTGGCATTACTATAACTTCATGGAATGAATCAGGTATAGAACAAAGAAAACAAAGAATGGAACAAATAGCAAATTTAGCAAAAGAAGTTAAAATTTATGAAGATATTAAAAAACAAAAAGATTCAGAACTTGATACTAATAATGAAATATATAAAGGATTAGAGGCAATGTATGGTCAAACATATGCAAGAGCAAGATTAGAAGAACAAATAAATGAAGCATATGACGTACAGGCAAAAAAAATGAAGGATATTAAACGTAGTGTTCCTAATGAAGAATTATTAGATTCTATTAGGGGAAGAACAATGTGGAATTTTAATACTGAAGATACTGAAAGATTACAACTTGCTAAAGATAGAGGATTAGGAAAAATAAAAAATGTAAGGGGAGCAAAAGAATTTATAGAATATGGCCCAATTAAAAAATTTTTTACGGTTAGGTGGAAAAAACTTGGTAGGACTTTTACAAAAGTAGGAGAATTAATTACAGGTATGGGTAAAATGCTTTGGTCATTCTTAAAAGGAGGTTTATTAGTGATGGGACAAGTATTACTGTGGGGGTCTTTATTAATAATATTAGCAATTATAGCAAAGCCATTTATTATTGGGTTTTGGAAAAAACTGGAGAAGAGAAAAGATACTGTAATTGCTATATTTAATTCTTGGTGGGAATTTATTAAACCGCTTTGGGTTACGGTCTATGAAAGAGCAAATGCATTTTGGCAATTATTTAAAGACCCCGATGCTAAAATTGGTGAAACACTAAAAGCATTAGCAAAATTAGCATGGGCAATTTTTACAGCAGTTGTTGGTACTATTACAACATTTGTTGGTATGTTATTATTTCAATTAGTTGCTGCTATTGGTAGTCTAATAAATTGGGCTGTGGAAACAGGACTACCATACTTAGCCACTAATTTACCAATATGGATGGAAAGCGCATTAGATAATATCTATAAGAGTTTTATTGAATGGTGGGATAATAAAACTGATACTTCCCAAACTAAACAATCAACAACACAAACGATAGGACTTATAAGGTATCTAACACATAAAGTAGGTTTAGATAAACCCGCATATATTGGAGAACCTATTGCTATGGCTGATGGTGGTTTTGTTGCTAATAGTGGTCAATATTTAGTAGGTGAAAGAGGCCCAGAAATAGTTAATTTAAAAGCAGGTTCAAATGTTACACCAAATCATAAAATAGGTAATACTATTAATGTTCATGTAAACGGTAGAGTTGGTGCATCTGATACTGAATTAAGAGATATAGCAAGAAAGGTTGGTTCAATGATTAATAGAGAAATAAATAGAACAACAAGTACAGGAGTTAGATTATAATGCCAAGTTCAAGTGCAGGTATTGGTGGTGCGTGGGTTTTTATTAAACTTGCATCTAATGATGCTAGTAATAGTGATTATAATAGGATTTGGTTACAGGCAGAAACTGTTAATATTACCACAGGTAAAACTGTTGCTGCATTTCCTATTCCTTTTTCTGGATTAATTGCTGGTGAATCAACTTCATTAGCCGTTGATTTAGGTATGGCATCTAAAACAATTAATATATCTGGTATTTTAGTTGAGCAAGAAATTAAAAAGAAATTTAAAGAAGGTCAAGTTATTACAGGAGATAGTGGTGTTGCTGATGGAGTAACTAGGAAAATGACAGCACAAGAAATTGCACAAATGTTACATTCTTACGTTGATTCTTCTTTCTTACAAGACCAACAAAATTTAAATGAAATTATTATAGTTTATCCTTCGTATATTGATAAAAATTGGGAATATCATAGTGGGTTAAGTTCTTCATCAGAATTAGAAGATGCTAAAATGATGCCATTTAATTATGGTGTTAGGGACAAGGGTACTACAACTGGACTTGATGCTAAAGGGTCTATTGGTGGTTCATCTTTTCCAACACCAATTGATACAGATACGGGAGAAATTAATGGGGTAAAGGGATTTATTAGAAGTTTTAATACTACATTTGAAGGTTCACCTTTTGTCACATTTACTATGGATTTTGAAGTAGCAATTACTATTGGGTTTTAAATATGAAGTCATTATATGTGGGGCAAAAACAAGCCTTAATTTTTCCTGTTCTTTGTGATGGATATGTAAAAATTGATTATAGTGACCAAGTTGCTAATAGCCCAATTGGTATATTTGGGCATGATGATTCATTTACAATACAAACAATAATTACACCATATGATTTGAATGGTAATGGTTATAAATTAGCATCTACTAATAATCCTGCTGGAGAATCAGGTATTGTTGACTCAATTAAAACATTTCCTAATGTTCAAGAATATAATACTACTAAGGCGCACTATCAAGACTATGTGTATAGTGATGATAGTGTAAGAGTTGGCTCTCGTATGACTATATTTCAAGGTGGACAAATTACCCTTTCTTTGTTAAATGTTACTACTACTACCCAAAATCAACCTGCTGAATATAAAATAGAGTTTATGGTTGATGCCAATGGTACTGATACTTTAACTAGTGATGCTATTATTATTCCTAGAGTAAACTCAACAGGACATAATTCTGCCACTAATGTTTATGATAGTAATAATAATGAAGTTAAATATATAGTTACGGTTACTCCTAATTCTCATACATCAGGAACAGATACCTTTACTACTGCCGGAACAGAAAATAATGAGTTTTTTGTTGGTCAAGAATTATTTACTCGTAGTGGGCAAACATTTACTTCAATTGGAACAGTTAGTAGTGTTAGTAGTTCAGCCGTTACTATGAGTAATACAATTTCACCTTCAATTAATGGGATTGCTCTTTATACTCATAATTATAGAGAATCTCCATATATATTATCTTCTTGTCATATTTCTGCTAGTTTTCATGCTAGTTCAGGAACAATGAAAATATATTATAATGGTCAAGAATTAACTACGAAAACCCATAGTAGTTATTCTACAGCACCCTTTAATTTTGCCTTTCCTGAAGAAGATATGTATATAGGACAATGGCCTTCAATTGGTCATACTACACAGTTTTTTGGTGAGATACATGAGTTTGCAATATTAAAGGGAGTAAAAAAACAATATGATTCAATTTATACTTTAGCCCCTAGATTTGATGATATTTTAATTTATTATAGATTTGAAGAGGTGAATATATGACTCAATATGCTTTAACTGTTGGTAGTAGTTTTGCCACTTTACCTGCGGCAGCAAGTCAAAATATTAATTGGGATTGTCCTACAAACCCAATATTAAAAAATGATTTAACTGCTACCGCATCTATTGTTTGTTATGAAATACATAATGATAATTCAACACTAACTAGTCAAGATACTAATGGGGTATCTTATTCTGCTTCTTTTGATATAATTAATAGGGAATATCCTGATGATACTACTAATGGGGTAGGGGGGGCAACTACTATAAGTGATTATTTGAGTAATTTAGAAAATACTACTGGATATAGGCTTAAATGTTATGATAATTTAACTTCAACCGGAACACAAATATCATTAGATGCCCTTAATGATTATTTTGTGATGATATTTGCTGATGACTATAAATCTCATCATTTTGCTAGAATTACTAATGTCCTTACAGATGAAGTAGCAGGAGATTCATTTGAATTTGAGCCACAATATAATGGTGAAATTGCTAAAGATACTAAGTTTGCCATCTATAAGGGGCCACTATTAACTGATACTAGTGTGGTTGCTCTTATGTATGGGGGGCAAGGAAGTGGTGATGGGTCAGATTCTCGCCATGATATTTATACAAATTGTGCTAGACCATTATTTTATTTTTACAATGATAGATTAGATAAAGATAACCAATTAAATCATAATACTAAGTATGCATTATATTATTCAAGAGAAGCAGGTACTGGTCAAACTACTGCGTTAACACATTTTGTAACGGAACAATATTATGGATTACAAATTACTGATTATGGTAAATATACTACAACTGCAATATTAGTAGATAATAATAGGGTTAATGATATTCCATCTACTTCTGATGGAGCAGTTGAATTATATGGTTCAGATACAACAGCCTATACTAATACTTATACTGCATGGAATTCTTGTTTTAAAAATATTCACCGCACAACTGATAATAAAATTGCAGCACAAACAAGTGGTTCTTTTACTGGCCCTACAAGGTATATTCATTACGGAGATTCAGCGATTAAAAATAATTTTATTCCTAGAGTTATGGATATAAATGTTTTTCAATCAATTACTAAAACAGGTTCATATTTTGAGGGTAAAATTATTGACCCTCATAAGATAATGGGAGTTAAAATACAAAAATATGACCCCATTAAAATTAGACATAAAATTATAGAAGGTTCTATTAATAATAATTTTGATGCTAGTTTATTTGGTACTTATAGTGGAACTTTAGGTACTACTACAATTACTGCAACGGCATTATCTGAAAATCAAGATTTAAGAATCATATTAGAAAATTCAAGTGGGGAATTTGAATTAATTAAAATTGGAGATTATTATTATAAATTATCTGCTATTGCTGCCCCAGTATTTAATCCCACTACTAATTCTTTAGAACAAATATTAACAATAAGCCATTATAGGAAATATGATGAGGCCACTTTTACTTCCGGTAATATACAAGTTACTTTTAGTGCGCTAACTGCTAATAGACAACGATGGGGTAAAATTACAGAAACATTATTAGTAGATTTTAATATTGATACAGAAGTAACCCACACAAACGCTGATTCAAGAGAAGTGGCCGCTAGTGCCATTTCTTATAATGGTAGTGCATTAAGTAATTATAGTGATTCTAGAATAAATGATTTAGAAATAGTATTAATTGGTGGAGAATATTCCGGTCATAGAGTAAATATCAAATATGGTGATTCAGTTAATGGATATGTTAAACTAGATACACCTAGAATTACTATATATCAAAAAGAATCTCTTGACTATCCAAATATGTTAGATTATTTTAGTGGTAGTTTTTATATTGATAAAATTATATTTAAAGGTATTATTGAAACTATTGAAGAATCAGTAGAAAATGGTATATTTATTTATAAATTATATGGGAGGAATGATATTAATAAATTATTGGGGCCAATAGTTAATAAAAATTATAAATATTCTGATGATTGGATATATTCTTCACAAATACCATTAACCGTATCAAGTAGTCTTACTACTAACAGTGCAAATATTAATGTGGGAGATACTACTATTACTACTGCCGATGCTGACATTATAGTTGCGGGTGATTTGTTATTTATATCAGATGGTTCTGCTAATTTTTATGCGTTTATTGGTAGGGTAAAATCTGTATCAAGCACAACAGTAACATTAGAAGAAGGGGCTTTATTGTTTGTTACATCAGGAACATCACTACTTAGACAAACTAGCCATGATTATATTTCGTTTGGTAAGTCTATTCAAGGTAGCCCATCAGCATCACAAACAATAACTTCATTAAGGGGAGCAGCCAATAAAGGATTATTTTTTACTTCTGGGTTAAAATTAACAAGAAATAATGGTGCGCCGGAAATTGATGGGGCTAATTTATTAGGAAGTTCTGGATTTGATGATAGTAATGCTAGGGGATATTATATAAATAATCCCTCATCAATTTTAGACACTTTACCTTTTATGTCAAGATTATCTGATGAGTTATCATCATCGGTTACTCATACTGAAGTTAATACTATTAGTTCTATTACTAATTTTAATATAGTATCTATTGATTCTAAAGAAATTAATACAATAATTGAATTAGCACCTAATTGCCCTGCAATATTAGCAAGAGTAGATTATAACCCATTAGATACTAGATTTAAAACTTTAACTGATAGTGGAATGTTAATTAAAGGTGCAATTTCTAAAGGACATACTGGAAGAGTATTAATTGATGGGACTAATGTTAATTTACCAGCAACAATATATGAATATTTAGGTAGGGGCAAACCAGTATTTAAATCAGATGGGACATATATTGGAACAGTTGAAAGAATAGAGGTTTCTGATTATACTGCTTCTACTGCTACAATAACCGAATGGGAAGTATTATTTGATAGAGAATTACCAATCTTATTAGCAGATAATGAACCACTATATGTTTCTAGCACAACAACTAAAGGTGACAGTCATCATGGAATTTATTTCTTAAATACTCAAGGTTTAGGTCTTGGTGGTATTTTACATATGGTTAATTCAGATTATTCTAGTGCTAATAAACCCATATCATATTCTTTTGAACATGATTCTACTGTAAGTGCTACTATTGATGCAGGAATCGGAACAACTGTTACTAATATAGCCCAATTTGGTGCGCCCACATTTAGATATATTGATTTACAAAAAAGCGGTTTGGGTAGTAGTTATTTTAATATTAAAACATTATTTAGTGGGGCTAATAAAAATCATTCTAATAAAGGAAATATATCCGCTTATGCTACTGCATATAAATCTATTTGGGGAAAAAGAAGAAGTAGTGTCAATTTAAATAATTTTTTACCAAGTATGGCTTCACCCTATGGACAAAGTTTAACTTCACAAATTAGAATTAACCAAAAATCACATGAAGTAAGGGGGAATTTACCTGCACATGGTTCTGCATTTGAAGATTTTGAAATATATAATAATAATGCTATTACTCCCGCATTAGATAAAATGCCACATTATTACGATACTAGTGATGGTGGGGATGGTTCTGATTGGGCATCAACTAGTGGGACTGATAGAATAGAAGGATATAAAGAGAATAGTATTATGAGGGCAAAAGACTCTTTAGAAATAATAGACCCTAAAATGTTACGATGGTTTATTTTTGCCGGAGGTGATATTTGGCCGGATAGTATGGCTCGCCAACATAATTTAGGATATAGTGCTAGAGATTTAACGGATTATAGTTTGGTTATTCAAGGAAAATTAACAAAAGAATCTACAGGAATTGAACATCATAAATATTTAGGTGAATTTAATAGAGAAATTATTACAGATGAATCATTTGAGACATTAAATATAATTGAATCGTCTATTACAGGCGACCAAATAAAAAGAAGTGGTTTAATGCGACTTAGAGAATTAACTTTTGATTGGCATTTTAATGCTATTGACCCTGAACTTCCGCCTGACCCAATAAATGATGCGGTGGATGCTTTTGATTATACAGTATTTATGCCAGTAAAAAATACATCATTTTATACGGCTTATGGGAATGATGTAAATATTGCTAATACTTCAGAATATAATTCTGATAAAGATATAATTACTACTGCTAATGACGATGGGGCTGGTGGAAATATATTTGATACTAATGATAGATTATATACAACTGATGGGAGATTTTTAGGCACAGTTTCTTCTGCAACAACAAGTGCAATTACATTAACTTCTAAGGTAAAGATGATAGATGGTGAATTATATACTGGGCAAGTATATAAATTATCATATACTAATAAAGCAGGTTCAACAAACCCATCATGGCGTTCAACCAAATTACACGGAAGAGAGGGACAATCTTCTTTATGTGATTTAAGTGTAAGTAGTCCAAAAGGATTATCCATGACTCAAGGAGCAATACTTAATGGGGATTATCCTAATGGTGGAACTTCAACAAATTGGGATAATAATTGGGGGATATCTGCTGATTTAAGTGGGCTTGATGCTATTATTATGCCTCCTGTCTTTTCAACGGGTAGTGATGTTGATTTTCGTAGCCCACTAGCAAATACACAAAATGCAATTTATACTACTACTGCACAAGATACAAACCACCTTAAATTACACCCTTCAGCATTTATTAATTTATTATTACATGAAGGATTTATTGGGCCTGAAGTTTATCGTGGGTGTAAAGCAGTAAATATTGGTCGTTTCGATATTGAGAATAAAGGGGAATGGCAAGCAGGATTAGGCGCAATTGTGGATATTAGTAATTCTATTGTTAAAGATAATCCCGGAGGAACAGACGAATGGACTTTTTTTCATACAGAAACAGAACAAAAAAAACATAATGGGTCTGCTGTTCATAATTATTCTGCTATGGATGCTAATTTTATGGAAACAGATATTCATGGAACAACAATTACTACTACTTCTCCTGATACAATTGCTGATGGACAGCACTTTATTCTAAAACCAATATTACATATGGGAGATGGAACAGGAACAATTACGGGAGGGACTAAATATGACCACACTAACGAACATAATCGTAATATCCAAACTTGGGAATTTGATTTAAGTGATAATGCTACAAATAATTCTGATAATTATTGGTTACGATTTTGCCCTAATTTAACGGGTTGTTATTTGGTTGGTACTGAATCATTTATTTATGGTACTAATACTTTGAATAGTGCTGATTCAGGTGGTTTTGAAGGAACATGGGTTGATTCACAAACAGGAGGGGGTTATAGTAATACAGTTGATATTGGTAAGGCGGCGGCTGTTTCAGTGGAAAATACCCACCCAAATAAAATGCATTATATTATTTCTCATACTGTTTCAACTAGTGGAACAGGACAAAAACATTATTTAACTGTTGATAATTGTGGCCCACTATTATTTGGTGGGAGTGGGTTTATACCATCTCAATTTTATAGAGTAATGCAACCGGCTGAAACTTGTTTATGGCCTAAAACACCTACTTCAATTGATTTATATAAAATGACTTCTAAATATACAAAAAGACCAGATTCAGATGAAATGTATAGTGATATTGCTCATATATCTTTATGGGAAAAAGGTAATATATATGCTTTAAAAGATAAATATGGATATAATGAGGCAATCCAATCAATGTATGTTATTGTAGAAATGGATGGTGGAGATGGTTCTATGGATTATATTGTTCCTAGGAGTTATTCAGATGTATTTGGTGTGGATAAAAAATTCGAAGACCCTAAATCTTATGATATATTACTAAATGATGGGACTACACAATTAAGAAGAAATATGTTTGTTGAAAGTGCCGCCTCTTCTATTAGAAAATGCACATTAAATTTTAGTGAAGAATTTGAAAAAATGGCAGGAATTGTGTCTTTGGGTGAAATATTTACTATCAAAACCTCACTATCTCCTAAAATTAATAATCCACAAATTGCTAATATTGCTTCATCTGTTACTATTGGGCAAGAGGCTGAACAAATAATTAATGATTTATTTAAAAATGAAAATGTTACTTATAATGATTCTACTATTACTTTTCCATATTTTATTGCTCCTAATTTTACTGGAATAGATTTATATGGGTCTATTGATTTATTAGCAAATATAAAAAATAAAAGAATAGTAGTTAACCCTAACGGAATAACATTACGACCAGATACAGAAACTTTTGATTATGTAGATATTACTTTAAATTCTAAAAATGATATTGATATAATAGAAGTTAATCGTAATGAATCATTGTTTGATATTTTTAATGAAATTATTGTATATGGTGATGGAATTAAATCAATACGTAAAAATAGACAATCTATTAATAAAATAGGAAAAAAGACATTAGAAGATATTGATGAAACATTGATTACTCAACAAGAAGTAAATGAACGAGCAAATTCTTTACTTAAATTACATGGAGAAGATAATTATAAAATTGTAATTAGATGTAGTGGTATAGGGTTAGAATTAATTAAATCAGGTGATATAATTACTTTAGATTTTCCTGAACATAGAATCATAAAAGGAGAATATTTAGTATTAGAAATAAATCATACTATGTATGGTATGCTTGAATTAACTCTTGGTAAATATAATAAAGGTCTTAGTGAACGTTTTGCTGAAATTATACAATTACAAAAGAAAACTTCCGCATTCTTGCGAGCAAATAAATTTAAAACTCAAACAGATACTACAGACTTTTTTGAAAACTTTGGAATAAAGGAACTAAGACTTATAATTAGGAAAACTTCAAAAACGAATAGCCCATTTACAATTGGGTTTAATTATGCAATTGATACTATTGTTACTGGTGGGACTAATACAGGTGCAGCAATTGGGTTTAATACATCATTAGGAACAGTTGATACTACTACGGAATTAGACGAGGAATTAATATGATAACAGAAAAAGCAAAGGAAAAGGTAGCACTCTTTATTAAGGAGTTCTTTCAGACAGCGAATGTGGGAACAGGTGGTGACTCAACCAACCCTGATAGTAATGTATTAGATGTGCCTATATTAGCAGCAAATAAAGCAACTACTAACTATGTATCAGATAGAACAACAATTGATTTTAGTGTTTCATTTACAGGTAGTGAACTTTCAGGACATACTATTAGGGAATTTGGTATTTTTAGTGCAACGACCCCACAAGATGACCAATTTGATGAATTAAGAACAACTACAAGTTATAGCGCAGAAAGCACTATGTTATCAAGAGTTAATTTTGATGGTGTTGGGCCTTTTTCTAATAGTGACCAAATAGATGTTACATTTATATTAGAGGTGGAATAATGGCTGTTAATCCACATTTTTTAAGTGAAATGGATGTTACTCCTACTTTACAACTTAGAGATGATTTAGATTTTCCTCACAGTGGGATTTTTAAAGCATTACATTTAGCCACAAAAGGTACTTATATTATTAAAGAATCTGCTACTGATTTTGATATTACTCAAAGTACTAGTGGTGGATTTACTCAATTACAAGTTAAAGGGGGAGCAGGGTTTAGACAAGGAGCATACGTTCAAATTGGAAGTGGAAGTGGGACTACAACTAATATTACTATGAATACTTCATATGACCCCGGAACAGGTGGAGTTGATATTACACCTGTTTCTTCTGATGTTTATTTATTAATGGTGGCAACTGCGGCTAATGTAATTGTATTAAGAGGAAGTAATACTACTACTAATAAATTACCAGAATGGATTGATGGGGATATTCCTATTGCAGTAGTTAAAGTAGCAGCAAGTTCAGTAGATAGTGCAACAGACCGCCCTATACAATATTTAACAACAGACCAAGATGATAATAGTTTGTCTATTGGATATGCTTCTAGTAATAATTATGTTGAGGCTATGAGTATTAGTAGTGATACTGCGGGTGAAGTTACTATTGCTAATAAGGTGTCAAATAAAGATTTATTATTTACAATAAATGATGGTGGTTCTACTAAAACTTTAATGACATTGGATAGTTCAGCAATGGCAGTAGTTATGCATTCAGACCATACATCAACAGCATTACGGCTTGAATCAAGTTCAACAAGTTCAGGTTCAGCACCAGATTTAATTCTTCAAAGAACAGATATTATTGATGCAGGTGGAACACCTGATAATGAACAATTAGCAGTAATAAGTTTTCAAGGAGAAAATGACAATAATCAAAATGTAGAATATGCTAGAATTGTAGCAATAGTACAAGATGTAACAGATACAACAGAAGATGGAGAAATACAAATTAATGTTTGTAAGGATGGAACAGAAATGAGAGCAGGGTTATCAGTTGGGGCTGATGAAGTAGTAGTTAATGATGGTTCATTAGATATTGATTTTAGAGTTGAGTCTGATGGTAATATAAATATGCTTAAAGTTGATGGAGCAAATAATAGAGTTGGGATAGGTATAAGTCCTTCAGAAACATTACACATAAACGGGGATATTAGAGTAGATGGAACTACTTTAGGTGCTACGGGTAATCCACTTACTGTAAGTGATGATGACCCCGTAACTCCTACAATTACCGGACATATGGGATGGTTACAAATTAATATTAGTGGGGCGACTAGATATATTCCATTCTTCGCATGATAATAGCGTAAAACTATTATCCCAATGTCACTAAAAATTTTGCATAAAAAAAAGACTTTTCCCCCTCAACAAACTACGATAAAGCCGTAGTAGTTTGTATCATTGGGGGAAGGTAGTGTATTATAGTCCGGCCTTGACTACAAGAGTATTAAATGTCCATATGTGACTACAATTACGACATTGCCATATTTTAATTGAATCGCTGGAACCTACATATACTCCCATAAGCCGGAGTGGTATTGTTTGTTCTGTGCAAGAAGAACAAGTTTGTTTTAATGACATTATGTTTTCCTTTTCTTTTCTTCTGATGTTAATTTACTCATATATTCTTCAATGCTTTGTTCATTATAGTCACTACCGCCAAACGCTGCAAAGAACAATATTGTTATTATTATCATGAATATAATCCATGCAAATACTTCTCCACTTCCCATTGCCATTACCATTTCACCTCTATATCAATTATTTCTTTATTTTTTATACTAAATGCTTTTATTGTATCACTTTGTCCTGCTTTCCACAAATCATATACTAGTTGTGAATCCTTTAAACAGTATTCTATTACTGTATCATATTCTCCCATTTTCCATAAAGCAGGTGCTTCGTGACTTTCTAATGATTTACTTTTGCCTAATGTGTGGTCTATTGCATTTTGTAAAGTAATTCTTTCTCCACACGCTTTAGTAATTAATTTACTAGTATCAATATATTGATTGTTTTTGAAATATTTATGAATACAATAAATATCTAATGAATCTCGTAATACAGGTAAATCAAATCCAGCAATATTATGCCCTAATAATTTTCCGCCCTTTTCTAAATGGTCATCTAAATCAAATTTTAATTGGTTCATTGGTAATACTTGATATTCACCTTTAGATATTTTTTCAGGTTCATCAACATAAACTTTAGCAATATCTCCATCCCATGTTGAAACTGTTGATACTAAAAACATATGAGTATTATTCCAACCGCCTATTTCATTAGAAAGATTCTTTGTTTCTATATCAAAGGCAAGAACATTATTCACCATTCTTATCGCTCCAAATATTCATTAATTCAGTTTTCTCTTCTGCTGATTTATCTTCTGGTTCTGTTTCTTCACAACGCTTTAAAAAAGCACAAAGTTTTTCTCCACCAACATTAATGATTGAACATAGTTGCCAACCATCTTCTCCAAAAGTATTAAGAGTTTCTTTCATTACTTTTGGGCCTTTTCTTACATCAAAAATTACGTATGTATGTTCATATACTATCATCTTATTCACCTATGTATTTTATGTAAACTACCCTGCCATTTTTAGTTTCTTCAAATTTATCTTTAATTTCATTATATCTAGTATATGTTGGTTTTGGTGATAATTGTAATAATTTTGCAGATGCTGCTAAAAATGCTTTTTTAGGTGTAAAACCTTCATCATCTTTCTTACTATCAAAGTAGGCTCGTTTAAATTCATTAATACCCACTTTATTACTTAGGGTTTGGCGTTGGATTCTTATGCCCTGTTCCAGCCAGCCTACCAACTCGTTATAAGCGTTTTGCACAATGCGACCTGCACAATGAGCATCATTAACAGTTATATTGAATCTATTATCTGATAAAGCAATAAACATTGCAATTTTAACTTGATAAAGTATTAAATTTATACTGAATGATTCAACTGATTTTATTATTTCTGGTCTACAATCAGCAGTATGAGTTTCCATTCTAATTCTATATTGATTAATAACATCATTTACTTGTGGAGGAATATCAATTATTTTAGTAGATTGTTGCCCATTTTCTCTCCATTTTTTTGCAACTCTCCCATATATATCTTTAAAATGGTCTATAAATTCTTCAACATTTATTGTACTATCAACTTCTGTTCCAATACTATTAACTACATATTCATGCATTTGCCTTCTAACATGATTAGGAACTTCTCTAACATATACAAATGCCCTTTGTAAGACACCACTATTTCTAATAACATCGGCTAAGTTTTGTGGAACATAAGATGTAGCATATAAAGAGCGTTGAGAATCACATTCACCTATTGAAGAAACCCCTGCTAAATATTTAGTCATAATATGACCACCACTAATAGTATCAATATCATTCATAAATGTTTGAAAGGTTAATAACATATCCTCATTATGTTTTTTAACATTAAATATTCCACTAGATTCAAATTCATCCCAATGTGCAATTCCACTTCCATTTAATGCGCCCGGAATAAATAATTTTCTTGGGTTATTTGGGCCTTCACAATTACATACATTTGACTCCTCATCTTGTAAAGTATTACAAACTATTTCATCATTATTAAGATGAGTAAATTTATCATTTTCAATAAATGTACCTATTAGTGCAGCACTAGTGTATACACTAATATCAAATATATCATTCTCCTTTAACTGTTCCTTAAATTCTATATGGTTATTATCTAATCTTATTTTATTAATTTTATTATATACTCCCGTTAGAGTAGCATTCATAAATGACCATACTGCTGATTTTCCTGTTCTTGCAGTTTGTAACCAAATAAAATGTAATCTACTATCCTTACGGTTTGACCCTTGAGGTATCTGTATAAAATCTTTAACGACTTGGCCCATTATATTAAAGTAACACATTTGTAATGGGAACTCATTATATTTAGAATAATTTGCACCTACATCTATCCATTTTTGGATTATATCTGGTAAGGGATATTCTTCTTCTCTTATTCCCCCATCTTCATCAATTTCATTATAGAACTCTTCATACATATCTTCATCTGTCATAACATCACTCTCTCTTCTGAATTTAATACTTTACTTAGACGCTTTGAAACGGTTTCGCCCATACCGTTAATGAAACATAATTCGTTAATGTTACATTCACCAATTTCCATTATAGACCCAAATTGGTTTAATAGGTCTTTTGCCTTTTTCTCGGATATTCCTTTAACTGTTGCTAACATATCAACTCTAACATCATTAGTTGATATACGCTTATGAATAGTTGGCTTGATTACTTGACGCTCAATAGGGGCCATCTTAGCGATAGTTATTAATCGTTGCGCCGCTTCATTTTCATTGCGAGTCCAAATTACTTGAATATCACTATCTAATTCTATTCTACTAATTGCACCTCTAAACTTATTTTCTAATAATGCTGCTTTAGAACCTGCGGGCATTTTATCAAAGCCTTTCATATGATTACCAACTTCACACGCCTCTTCAATTGAACCATACACAATTACAAAATTAACATCAAAACACCTATCCATGTTATCTAATTGTGTCCAAAGTCTTTTTGAGAATAGGGAAGTCATAAAGTCTTGAGTAGATTTTGCCTCAAAACAAACATCACCTATTACATAATCACCTACTTCTATTCTCTTTACTTTGGTTCTAATATTCATTCTTTTTGCTTTTTGTTCTACTAATCTACAAAACATTGATTTTTCTCTATCATCTATGTATAATGTCATTGACCATACCTCCAACATTTACCTGCACAATATCCTTTACTTATTAATTTAGAACAACTAGGTGCTGAATATTCACCATCAACAATATACCTAACATGGTATCTAGTAGTTTCTTTATCCCAATCTAACCATACTTGATTATAATTAGAGATATTCTCTAACTCATGCATAATTAGATTAATTATATTTGCTTTTCCTTCATAACTGATGTTCTTCTCACCTAACGATAATATATCTCTATACCATGAAGTAACATATACTCTCGCCTCATGGGTAGGATTTTCCACCATTATTGCTTTTTGTAAGCAAGGCACTATTGGTACTTTACCAATTGATTCTACTATTGATATTTCATTAGGAATTTCTGTTGCAAAGGGAACATTAGGCCAATTTATCTTTTCATTACCATATATTTTCTTTGCCCCAAATCTAGGTTGTTTTGCCATCTCTATTATTTCATCAATTTCTTTATCTAAATCTTCTAACAATAAAGGAATACAATATAAGTTAGCACTCATATTCATAGTATTAGCAATTCGCCTTAATCTATAAGTTTGAATACCAGAATTATCTAAGGTAGTACCATTGTTAGTTTCTAACATAGTCTCAGCACTACTTCTAAGGTCTTGGGTATGTAATAATATTTCATTAAACATTGCTTGAATATTTCTAATATTATTAGTAACCGAACCATATACATAAATATGAAATCCTTTACCAGAAAATAAAATATTAAACATATAGTCTTTTTGTTGTAAATAATCAACTGCTATATTTACATCAATTAATGCTTCCTCAAGGGCGTAACTATGTGCATCAAAATCTAAAAAGATTCTATCTAATATAACAGACTCTTGGTTCACTTCACTAATTTCAATCCCAAAAGAATCATACTTAGTATTAAATCTAGAAAAGTCATAAACAGTAGTATAACAATTCATTCTTCCAGTATATGCTTTAATGAAGTCTACATATTCCTGTTCATTATGCACTACTAAGCGTTTCATTTGTGGTTGGTTCTTAAAGTGACTTCCGGCCCATACTGCTCTAGGGAAGTTCATACTCGCTCAACTCCATCTGGAAGGTCTATTCCATCTGATTGTGTTTTAGTCTTTCTTTTCTGTAAAACTACTGGTTTTTTAGGGGGTGATGGTTTCTCAATAGGGGGGGTTTTTGGGGGCAAGGGTGTTTTTTTGTCAAAGGTTACGGTAGCGTTTTCTGCCATATTCTGTAATTGTTCTATAAATAGGTTTGTTAGTATTTCAACTACTGCTTTCTCTACTATAGACCCTAAGTATTCATTATCAGCACTAATTTCAACCTGCCAAATGAGGGCCACTTTCTCATCAAGTGGTAATTCACTATTCAATTCTTTAGACAACTCTTCTGCTAATTCATGCATTTTTAATAATTGCATAAATGTCAATTCTTTTGAGTTTAATTTTTCTTTAATTTTTTCTTCCATAGTTACCACTCATCCATTAATTGTTTTTCAACTGCTTCATCACAAATTCCCATAAAAGAGCAATGAACACATTTCCTATAGAAATAAGATGTTGGAAAATTCTTTCTTTCGTATGCATGAATTAATTTCGCAAATGATTTCTTTAATGCTGTTTGACTTGCAGGTTTACATTTTTCAACATAGCAATAATTTGAATCAGGGTAAAACCATCCCCAATGTGTAATATTATTATGTTCAAATTCATCTGATTCTTCCATTAATAATTTGTAATAAGACATTTCAGCCCTCATACCGGATAACTTTGAATCCTTCCAAATACCTGTTTTTAATTCCATTGGTATTACATAATCATCCTCAATAAATACTCTATCAATAATACCTTGAAGGTGAACAGTATAATCTCTTTGTAGTGGAAACTTTGGGTTTATGTTTGCTTCAACTACCCATTGTGCATTAAGTATTATTTCATTTGATTCTGGCATAAATACTTCTGGTTTAGTTATATATCTATCAGTTTCAAACGCAATAATTGAATCATAAGTATCTGTATAATCATCAATCGGAAACATACTTGTAAAATATTCTTCAACCTTTTCATGATTTTCGCCTTCAATTTGAGATACATCTACATTATCAAAGAAACTTTCATATGCATTATGAACAATAGTTCCTTTAAGCATAGCCTCGCTAGTATCTTGTGGCCTTCTATCTAAATAAGAAAACTCATATTGTTTATTACACCACTTAAAAGTGCCTAAAGATGATTTAGTTATCTTTAATAGTGGTTTATCTTCATCCCAATCAGCATTCCATTGATAGGTAAAGTCTGCTGTCATATCTGCTTCCGGTCTTGTCCATTCTGTCATTCGCTCACTTCCTCTTCTAATTGTATCATTAATTTCCTAGACGCTAATCCATAGGTTATATCTAACCCACAATTATATTTAGCGTGTAACATTTGCCCAATATTAAATACTGTTTCGGCCCAATCATCAGGATAATCTATCGGTATTCCACTATCTGATGATAATTGTATCATTACTGTTGTATATTTCATTTTAATCTCTCCATGTATTTTATTAATTTATCTAATTCTGTTGTCATATATATTGAACTATTTTTTAATCGTTGTAGTTCTGATATGACATATGCTTTTTTCTTTTTATCTATGTGTGGTTTTTTCTTCCAAAACATTTTACCACCAATCATCCAACATTTTTTGGTTATTATCTTGACGACATTCATTAATATCCCAACTCATTGCATCAAATATTGGTTTTGCTTTTCTTATTACTGCATCAGCATAGAACGCATAATCGGGAGTATATTTTTTTAATTCATTTATTTCTTTAACTGATGCATAATTTAATGGTTTTTCTTTTCCAAATGGTGTAAAAAATTTTCTACCTTCTGGTAAACATTTCATGAAAATATATGAATCCTCAATAGGGGTATTATTTTGATTGTATTCTAATAAACCCATTAAACCACTTCCTATTGATATTCTTTTTCCCTCTAATGTTGTAAACATAGTATCAAACATAGTATATCCACATTTAACACATAAGGGAGAAGCACCACTACTCATACTGTCATGGTCTTTCCATATTGTTATTAAATCTGATAGTTGATAATGTTTGCCGCATTTATGTTTTACTTTTAACCTTTCTTCTTTT